TTTGTATTAACTTCTTGTGTTAGTTCTAAAAATTTTTCATTTCTTTCTTCTTCATCTTTGATTGCAGTTTGTAGTTCTTCATACCCTACATTCATTTCATCAAGTTTAGTCTTACCTTCTTCTATCTTGTCTGCTCTAAACTCATCAGATAAATCTTGAGTACATGTGGGACATACATGATTGTCTTCAAAAAATTCATGTTCCTTCTTACATGTCTGTAATTTTTGATTTAATTTTATAAGAAATGTATTTAATTTCTTTAACTTACTAGAACTCTTAGAGTATTCTTCCATCTCTGTTGAGAGATTTGTAACTTGATCTGTAAGATCCCGAATATTTCCTAAAGAACTTTCTTCTTCTTGCTGATATTCCTTTATCTTTTCTTTCTTTTTACCAATTTCTGCATCTGTTTTCTTTTTCAACTCTAACATATATTGTTTCTGGAGTTCTATCTTCTCTTCCAGAAGATGCAGTTGATAATCTAAATCTTTGATTTCTTCGTTGTTTTCTCTTATCTTATCTTTTAATCTGCTATTCATCACAGAGAAAACTTGAATGTCTAATATATCTTCAATAATTTCCCTACGTTGTTGACCAGGCAAACGCATAAAAGGTACAAAGGTACTAGATCCTAGCACCACAATCTGTGTGAATGACTTGAAGTTCATCTTCAATACATTTTGTTCTAAATTTTTTTGTTGATCTACTGCCTTGGCATCCTCATCCCACGGTTGACCATTACAATACACCATAAACCTATTAGGTTTGATACCACGAATTACCTGATAACTATTTTTTCCAATACTAAATTCTATCTCTACCATAGTGTCTTTCTCATTGACACTATTAACTAGCATACTCTTACTAATTTTTCTAAATGGTTTTCCAAAGAGAGAAAATGTCAACGCATCTAAGATGGTTGACTTACCTGATCCATTATGTCCTACAATTAAATTAGTTCTAGAACGCTGTAGATCTATCTCTGAAAAGACATTCCCTGTAGAAAGGAAGTTCTTCCAACGAACTTTTTCAAAAACAATCATCCTTTAGTTATTTCGTCTGGTGGTATAATAAGATCATCAGGAGTTATAATAGAATACTTCTGACCTTGTGCTCTACAAGAATTGATAATGAAATCTGCTTCTGTTTCTAACACTTCTAATTCTGGATTATCTTCATCTTCTTCTAGTGCCATAACATAGCGATCTGCATCATCTTCCTCTACAAATAGAGGAACAATGCGTTCATCTTTTGAATCAAACACAGAATATATCCCTTGTGGGTGTCCCTTGAGAGTGATGATAAACATAGATTATACTACCTCGCATGATTCTATGTATAGAGATTGCATAAGTTTTTTGAGATCGGTTTTATCTACAGACAAATCAATTTCATCTATATACTCACTCAACAATGTAAGAGTATCCTTGATATCCAAGTCTACATCATCAACCGCATCTATGTCAACTAATGTTTCAACAATCTTAATATCATGTATTCCTGTACGGTAAAGTCTCTCTACAAATTCTTCAAACTTAGTATAACTACGTTTTTCTTCAACAATAATTTTTACAAAACAATCTTTAAATTCATCCATATTAAAATTTGAATAGTCATTATCCAAATCATTGTAATAAACTTTTTGAAATATCTCAAAAGGATTTTGAATAAACCTAAGTTTATTTGTTTCAGTATCATAGATATGAAATCCTCTTTTATCTTTATAGTCATTCCAATACATCTGATATGGGTTACCTAAGTATTGGATGTTACCTATCTTTGATCTATGATGAAAATGACCTGACCATACCCTATCATATTTTTTAAATATAGAACAATCTAATCCACCATGATCAAATCTCATACCAGGCGTAACTTCAAAACCATTTATTTCTAAATGACCACATACTATGTTAGCATCTGAATCTGCTATTGATTGTAGAGATTCTTTTTTGTTATCAGAGTTTATCCAAGGTAGCATCAGGAACTTCTTACTACCTAATTTTAATTCTTCTACATCTTTATAAACTCTAATATTTTTATAAGTTTCTAGTAATAGTTCTGGTGAATTAATCTTACTCGTATTTTTATAGTACGTAGTATGATTACCAAGAATCATGTGTACATCATACTTTTCAAGTCTGTCAAAATAATTTGTCTTAATCCGATTAAGAGTATTAAAATCCACAGACTTTCTGTTATCAAATGTGTCACCAAGATCAAAGACTGTAGTGATACCTTCCTTCTCAAGAGTAGGAAAAAATATTTCGTCATAAAATTTTTGCCAGTAATTCCAGAACGGAAGAGAACCCTTACGTCCATCCAAATGTTGATCAGTTATTAGTGCTATCTTCATCTTTCTTCCATTCTTTTTTTTCGTAATCAAAGTTAGGGTGAGGTGCAGCAGAAACTACTGGATCTTTTGTTTTGTTCTTAATCACAATGAATCTATCAGCAGCAAATGTACCTGCTAGATTTACCTCAATCTCATCTCCATCCTTCCAGTTGACAGTGCCATCCTTTTTGGTGTGAAGCATTGCTTCCTGTATTTTGTCAATTAATTCTTGAGTTAGTTTCATGTTAAAGGTTCAATTCCATAAGGTGTTAGATCATAATAAGGGATCTCTAATTTCTCACCTTTACGTGGTGTAGGTTGTCCTATCTTGTCTAGGATCTCAGCAGGAATCTTTTTCTTAGAAATATCATAGGGTATCGGTGCGTTTGCTACACACACTCTGATACATTCCCACTGTTCCTCAGTAAAAAAATTATTATGATACATTAGTCGTCATGATCATCCCAAGGATCTGCTAATCCTTCGTTTGCAAAGAATGCTTTATACACTCCAAATCCTGCTAACAATACTACAATTACTACAAATGAAATAGCAAAAGTAATATTTGGATTTGCATTGTAGTGTGGTATGATTGCATTGCATTTAGTCCAAGTACCTGGCAATGTATAGACAGGTGGACAAGACAGCAATAGATCTCTTATAGCTAACATTTCTGTTCCCATTAATTTATCCAATCTGGTTTGCGAGATGGGTCACGTAAATAGTTGGTAGCAACCCAAGGTTTAGATGCAACATAACGTTTGTATGCAGTGAAGATGTCAATACTTGTATCGTACTTGAACTCGTCAGGACCTGCAAATGTAAATGATGATGGTAAGTATGGACTAGGTGCAGAAGGTATGATAGTTGTTGCTTCTATCAATGTCTTCTCACAACTGTGTGACTTGCCATAGCGATGCTCATACTCGTTGCAAAGAGCAAGACCGTGGGCAAGTAACCACCATGTATTTTCTAGGCATGCATTTGCCCATATAGTACAAGGATGATTACGGAATGCACCCTTGTCTGTCTTGTATGCTTGACCATCAAGACGATGTAGATCACCATAATTGTGACCCCACTTGTCAGAGCATACTATAGATAGCATTTGACAAGTTTCTAGAGGCATCTTGACAATGTGTTTGTCAGGTAGATGTCTAGCAGATAGAGTTGGTGATGGATCTGTTACAAAAATATTCATTCTGATGCTCGCCAGTCTTTTCTCATTTTAACATATATTTCATTTTTTGCAACCATGTCACGTACGCTCTTAAATATTTTAGCAGACTTAGCAAAATGACAAGTAGCATGATCTTTTTCTTGGGGTATTACATTGCCTTCTTTATCATACTTTTTACCGTCTCTATGATTGGCATATCTCCTTGATCTAGTAAATCCCATCTCTAAAAACTTACGACACATATCCATACCTATAAAGTCTTTCTCTTCTAGGTAATCTAGATACATGTCGAAGATAGTATGTGCAGACATCATTGCAATCTTTGGAGTCTTAAATCTCCAATGAGCACAGATATCGTTAGTATAAGGGCGAACCAATAGAACCCCTTGCTCCCCTCTTCCAATACGATATAGTTTACGAGTCTCCTCGTCTGTAAAGTCAAGTCTTTTATAATCGAGATCATAATCAAATTCTTTCATAATCAATAAACTGGTATTCAGTAAACTTATATACTCCAGTATAATCTGGAAACATTTCTCTGAGTCTTCTTGTGACAGCAAGTCTACGTTCAAAGCGATTCATTCTTTCAACTTCGCTAGTGTGTCTTCTTAATATACTCTTCATGTGTTTTATTTAAAATAACGATGCGTCCGTTTTCAATGATAAATTGTAACTCATCATCGTTACTCCACATAAGTTCTTCATACAATGCGTTTAATCTACGCATATCATCATATAAGTCGTTAGGCATTAGCGATTCATTTTGGTTTCTATGTTTTCTTTGATGCTACCCATATCAGAATAAGAAGCATTCATACCTGACATGTTACCAGTATATCGGTCTGTGTGCATTACCTCATCAAATCCAGATCTATCTAGTATCTTTCCTTTAATTTCTAATTGTTTCTTTTCCTTTTGTATACGTCTTAGAAACGCATAGTATATAATCTGTGTAAAATAAGCAAAAGGATTCTTTGATTTTTCTGGATTAAAGTTATCAATATACTGTAAACAGTTTTCAATACCATCACAAATCATATCTTCTCTAAACATATAGTTTACGAAGTTTGGTTTGTATGACAGGTGTGTTGCGATTTTTAAAAAACAAGATCCTATGTAATTATTTACTCTAGGACGTGCTTCTCCAGCTTCCTCGGCAGCGTGAACTTGCTCACGATAGGCTGTTATCGCAGCGAGAAATTCTTTGTTATTTACATAGTACTCAGTTTTTTTTCTTTTCATTACTGCGTTGAATGATGTCTTTAGTATAGCAAATGAAAGAAGTTTTGTAAAGGTACTTGACAAACTGTTAGATAACCAGTACACTAACCGTGTAGCGGGTTCAAGGATGAGTCTAGCTCTTTTTAAATATATCTTCTAAAGACTTCTTGAATTTAGACACCGACCCGACGTAACCTGACTTTCTAGGCAACTTGTCTGCAGTGTTTGCTAAGGTTTGACCACTCTTCATTCTCTCTAATGTTTTTATATAAAATTCTTTAATAGTAGGATCTATCTCAGACATTGTTACAATATGTTCTCGATTCAAAACAAACATATCCTCAAACGTCGCCGACATCCATTCCTTAAATGAAAAACCAGCAATTTCCAATGCACCTTTTCTTGACCTCTGCATTTCTACAAGAAGAGGATCTTCTAACATAACCTTATCTTCATCTTCAAGATAGATAACCTTTGCTACTATCTCTTCACCAGTTACGATTTTTATTGTTGAATAAAATTCTTCGTCTTTCATATTAGTTTGCTCTAAGGTTTACTCTTATAACTTCATACTTAAAGTTTTCATTGTTGTATATGTTTACTCTTTCATTCAAATGCTTCAGCGTATAGTTCTGTCCACCAATGTCATCTGCAATGTCATACAACGTTGCTATGTCCTTACCTTCTCCTTTCCTGAGAACCCTACCAATTGATTGTAGGTTTCTGATTCTGGACTTTGATGGTGAAGCGAACACGATGTTGTGAAGACGCTTAATGTTAATTCCAGTTGAGAAGGTGCCGTAAGAGGCAACGATGATTGCATTAGATTCCGTCTCTGTTAGATTGCGTACTTCTTCCCTATCTTCTACGTCAGTTCCTCCGTGTACAAAAAATACTTTACGTGAGGATTCTACATTATTATTTATCAATTCGTATAATGGTGTACCATGTTTTTCTACATAGTTAAATAGTACTAGGGTGTTACCATCTAGGTCCTTGACTAGATTCTTTATGAGGTTATTTCTACCTTTATGCTCCACAAGATATTCTATTTCATCTTGATATGTCTCGAAATACTGAGGAGCATGTTTACAAAGTAGGATTTTTATCCTAAAATTAGAAAGGTAACCTTCCTTGATTAGATCATCTGTTTTAGTTACTTGTTCACACTTGCCAAACAAACCTTCTAGTACCCACTTGTGAGTCTTACTCCCATCTAGAGTACCAGTAAAACCAAACCTATACTTGGCATTGTGTAACTTAGTCATGATACCTGTCAATGACTTTGACTTAAAAAGATGTGCTTCATCACCAATTACGCAATCTATATCATCAAAATATCTTTTAGGAAATTTGTAGATAGATTGCCAAGTTGATATTATAATAGGTTTGTCAGTATTCTTATCCTTACCAGAGTAAATTTTATGTACAAAGTCGTTAGCACGCCACCCATAAGAAATAAAATCATTGACCATCTGCTCAACGAGGGATGTAGTTGGGACGACTATAAGTATCTTCTTTGCGGTGGCAGCATAGTATCTGACTATGGAGTAGATCATAAGAGACTTCCCAGATCCCGTAGGAGAAAGTAACAACTTACGATTATTTTTTATAGCCTCGTAGACTGCCTTGTATTGGTAGACACGAGGTTTTATATTGCAAACCTTATCCATAAAGGTTTTAACACCTGCTGGTGATACAAACTTATTCTCTTCATGTATATCACCATACCATTCACTAGTCTCATACTCTATCTGGTATTGTTTTTCATGTGCCCATGTATGAAGATGCTCTGTTAGACCATGATACAATGCACCAGTAGCGGGTGAATATAATTGTATAGTGCCATCCCAGTGTCTATACCTAGGATTCTTTTTTAAATACTTTGCTTCGGGAACTTCAAATGTAAAGTAATCTGCTAGTTCTCTGTGAACATATTCTTCTGGAGAATGAACAGTAACGTATACTTCATTCTTCTTTTTGACTAGGAGGTGTGTCATTACTGTCCATTGATAAATTTCTCCCACTCAATAGCACTCTTGACTTGGAATCCTCTGTTTGATATCTGTTTCATTACCTGATCTAACCAGTAAAGCATTTGATCTAGGTATTTAATTTTCGCTTCTAGGTTAATGATTTCATCATCAGACTCTAGATATACTTTCATCTTTTCAGATGTTTTAATACTATTGCCAAAAGGTTTTTCGGCATATACTCTTGCGTCAGCTTCTCCTCCATAGTACTCACGCTTTTCTTTTACAAGTTTGCGAACTTCAAATTCAAGTGAGGTTTTAATCTGAGATATATCGGTATAGTGGTTTAAGTATTTATTATGGCAGAAAGGAATGTCTAATGCGATCTGTCCTAAATCAGCACTGTATTGTTTATTTTTAAATTGAAAATCTACGTGACTATCTTCTGTCCACTCTGTTCTTAGTTTTTCAA